CGCATGGGAAACAGAAACCGGTTCTGCCAATGACCTGAGCGCAACATGGGGAAAAATCACCATGTCGCCCAAGCGCCTCGCCGGCTACATCCCCGTGACCAGCCAGTTGATGATCCAAAGCTCCAATGACATCGAGAACTACATCCGCCAATATCTGCTGTCTTGCATGGCTGTTTCCCTCGAAGCTGCCGCAATCAAAGGCGGCGGATCAAACGAGCCTACCGGTATCATCGCCAACTCCGATGTGTTGGTAACCTACGCCGGCAACGCTGCCGCATCTGGCACCAACGCCAACGGCGCTAATCAGGTGTACGCAGACTGGGTAAACCTGATGAAGAAAGTGATGGAAAACAACGGCACGCTGCTTGCTCCGTCCTACCTGACCAACCCCACCGTATTGGGTGACGCGATGATCCGTCCGAAGCAGTCTAGCGGTGTAGAGGGCAACTTCATTGTGAACAACCCTGCGCTGGCTCCGACCGGCTACGGATTGAACGTAACCTCCAATGTGCCAAACAACCTGACCAAAGGCACCAGCAGCGACCTCAGCGCACTGATTTTCGGTGACTTCAGCAAGCTGGCCATCGCAAGCTGGGGCGGTATGTCAATTTTGGTTGATCCATACAGCAGCAGCCTGAGCGGTACCACTAACATCGTGTTGAACAGCTTCGTGGACGTGGGCGTATTGCAGCCTAAGTCTTTCGCAGTGTGTAAAGACATCGACGCTACCACACCGGCCTAATAGGCCACACAACACACAGCCTGTATTGGTGATGTGTGTGTTGTGTCCCGGCGGGCAGATGGACTGCCAACAGGTGCCACCGATGGCGCCCGCCGGGGCTAAAAAGTTATGATAAAGGTAAAGTTTATCAAGCACCCTGCCGGCTACAACTACGCCTATAATGTAGGCGATGTGGCCACATTGCCGGAACAGAAAGCAAAGCAGCTGCTCGATGCTGGAATTGTTTCCATTCTGGGAACAGTTGAAATCGAGAAAGCCGAATCGAAAGCCAAACCAGAAAAGCGCAACCGTAAGTGATTCAAAAGGTAAATAGCATCATCCATCAGGCAACGTCCTACATCAGCATTAGCGATGTGAAGGAACACCTGCGCGTCATCAATACTGATGAAGACGCTTACATTGCCGGGATTTTGGATGCAGCCTTTGACATCGCGGAAAACTACATTGGCAGCACCATCAGGCTGGCCAACTGCCAGCTTGAAATGGCCGATTTTAAAGAAGCCATCACGGACTTTTACGGAAAACCTCAAAGCCTCACGGCGGTAAAATATTACGATACCGCCAATGTTCTGCAGACATGGCCCACCGCGAATTACAGCACACAACTTCAGCGCGACCGCCTGAGGTTCTATTGGCACACCATTACCCCCAGCGTAAATGATGACCGATTAGACAGCGTTATTATTACCGCGCAGATGGGCTACACACCCGGCAATCTTCCCGGAGCAATCCGGGCCGCAATCCTGCTGATAACAGGCGACCTGTACGAAGAGCGCAAAAACGAGGTAATAGGCACAATTGAAACAACCCTTTCCCGTGGCACGGAATACCTGTTGAACCCCTATCGCATCCATCAATTCGTATGAACCCCGGAAGATTCGATAGACAAGTGACCATAGAGAGGTTCAGCACCTCAACCAACGCCATTGGCGAACAGGTAAAGACGTGGAGTGCGCTCATTACCTGCCCGGCGATGTACAAAGCCGACCCCGGCACCGAGGCTGTTAATGGGGACAAACGCGAGGCCGAGCGTCCGGTGATTTTCACCATCCGGTATTATGATGGGGTGAATCCAAAAGACCGCCTGAAATACCAGGGCGAAGTTTACAATATCCTTGCCGTTACTGAGGTTGGCAGAAAGAATCTAATGGAGCTTAAATCAAGGAGGCAAGAATGATTAAGATGGATGTTACCGGAATTGAGCGTGAGGTTCGCCGTCTTTACGACATTCAGAAAGAATTGGATAAAGGCAAAGTGCAGCAGGTATTGCGCGAACAAGGCCAGCGCATTGTTGATTCTGCCCGCGCCATTGCTCCGCATAAAACAGGCGCGCTGCGCAAGGCGATTGGATTTATAAAGAAAAACGATAAGAAATTTCCCAACGTAGTGCTGATTGGCATCCAACATGATTGGAAAGCTTATGAAGCTGGAAAATCATATCCAGGAAAATACGGAAACATCCTTCAAACTGATGGTATTCAGACCGCCCGTCGCGCAAATAAATTCATGAACATGGCCTTGCAGATAAATGCAAATGCAGTTCAAGAAGGCGTCGTGCGTGGATTGGAGGAAATCATAGACAACGTAAGATAAAACAAATCAATAAAACTATATGGCAACTACCGGAATAATGAATGGAACCCTCATTGGATTGTACAAATCCGTGAGCAGCACCATGACCAAAATCGCAAATGGTCGCAGTACGTCTGTGGATATTTCCATTGACATGATTGAAATTACAACCAAGGATAGCGGAGGGTATAAGGAATTTATGCCCGGCGAGAAGGGCGGAACGTTCGATTTTGAAGGACTGCTGGAACAGGACGGCAGCGTAGGAGGTTCACTCATCAGCCCCTCCGATCTGGTAACTGATGCACTGGCTGGAACAGCCATTACCGTGCGTTGGTCCAGTCAGGTGACCGGCGACACCTACTACGAGTCAAGCGCCTACATCACTAACGTGAACTTCAGCGCGCCGAACAACGCAGAGGCAACGTTCACCTGCTCATTGCAGATGACCGGAACAATCACTCAGGGAACCGTAGCTTAATCTACCCAATAATGAGCAGCGCACACATCACCATTGCAGGCAAAAAACACGCGGTTCAATACCGTCTGGGGACAATCTACGCCATCGCAAAACACTTCAAAGCGGAGCCGGCCGGCCTGCTGCAAATCATGCAGTCCACCGACACAGCAGACGTCATCGAATTGTCAGCGGTCGCGACTTTGTACGGCCTAAAAACCGAGGCGAAAAACAACGGCAAAAAAGCCCCATTTGACAGCGTGGACGCGCTGTTGGATGCTGTCGATAGTTTGACCGAATTACGCCCCGCTGTTGAGTGTTTTACTGAGGCGTTTATGAAATGCCTCGGACTGAACACCGAATCCGACACCGCGACCGACACCGGAGGCGACGAGGGAAACGAGCCGGGGGTTCAGACGAACCCCTAACCTGGGCGTATCTTTTTCAGATGGCTTATGGCCAAATGGGAATGACCGAGGCGGAGTGGCACGAGGCAAACCCGGAGTATTGGCACCACCGAGTAAAGGGCTGGCGAAAGCAGCAGTTTGATACAGAGCGCGCCGCGTGGAACCGAACCAGATGGATGGCGGCGGTACTATTGCAGCCGTGGTCGAAGAAAAGCATTGCGCCGCTTGACCTGCTAATATTCCCTGACGAGCTGGAAGACAGACGCCGGGAAACAATCGCCAAAGCAAAGGCGATGCGAAACGATAAGAGATTTCCGGCAACATTGCCGCCTAAGATAAAAGACGATGAACAAAGCAATTAAAGCTGTCGATTACATTTTGCGCAACACGGCAGGCGTAACAGCCTTGACCGGCCAGCGCATTTTTCCGGTGCGCGCCACACAGGGCGCATCTTACCCGTACATTGCGCACCAGTTCGTGAGCAACCGCCCCGTGCCAACATTGGATGGCGCAAGCACCTTCGATTTTGGCACCGTACAAATTAACATTTACGCGGAAACGGCAACCGAAGCACAAGACATCATGGAAGCGGTCCGGACAGCACTTGACCGAAAGACACCGGGAACATACAACGGTACGGCGGTAGCACAGATTGACTACATCGGCGAATCACACCTCCCGGAAGATGAGGCAGGCAATGACCAGATTTACTACATAGTTTCTGAATTTGACGTAAATTACCACCGTTAATTTATGGCAAGAGGTAAGGGCGGCGGAATAAATATTGTACTGAGCGCCGATGCGGACGCGCTGAAGAAAGGGCTTGCCGAAGCACGGGCGGCCCTGAGCAAAACCGCCGACATGGCGGAAGATGATCAGAAGCGCCTTGCCGCTGCGGCCAGTAAGTTCGCAAATCAAGCGGCGAATGCCGGGACATTACGGCAGCAGGGCCGAGCATTGCAGAACCTTGCCGGCGTTTATACGCAGATGGGTAAGGCTGGCGAAAGTGCATTGCGTCAGACATTGACCGCTGCCCGTGAAAATAAAGACGCGATGGAAGACCTTCAGCAAGCGGTAATGGCAGGCACAATTGAAGGGAAATTCCAGGTGGCAGCGCAGGCCATTCAGGGCGTGGTACAAGTCATGGCCGGTGTCAAGGGCGCACTTGTTGCGATGGGTATGAGTACCGAAGATGCTCAGGAATCTATGGCTAAATTACAGGGCATGATGGCCATGTCGCAAGGCATTGCGGCGTTGATTGGATTAGATGGCGCCATTAAGGCTTTGATACCATCCATCGGCACAGCAACCGCAGGGCTTACCGGATTTAAGGCAGCATTGGCAAGCACGGGCATAGGCCTTGCAGCCGTGGCATTAGGTTACATCACGATGGAACTTATCGACATGGCCAATGCTGGAAACGAGGCGGCTAAAGCTCATGAAGAAAACATGAAAAATATGAAGGCCTATGCACAAGAAGTACAGGGCCTTGTTGAATATATCAACGAAACAGAATTGCTCGGCATGGAGGCGCGCGGCGCAACCGAAAAAGAACTTCAT